GAATTATTTAATCAAAAAGAAGTTTTAAATTATTTAAAAGAAAGAAAATTCCCAGCAATGATGGGTGAGGAATTATTTCCAGAAACTAAAAAACAAAGTCTTGAATTTGAAGTATTAACAAATGTTAGCAAGACACCAGTAATAGCATCAGTTCATGGATTTGATACAGAATCAGAAATTGGACAAAGAGAAGCAGAGAAAAAAGTTATTGAATTAGCTTTAATAAAGAGAAAAATGCAATTAAAAGAAAAAGAAATTATTGCTTTAGAAAGTCCAAGAAATGAAGCAGAAAGACAATATTTAATGAAAAGTGTATTCAATGATTTTGATAATCTAGTTGAATCAGTAAAAGCAAGAGTTGAAAAAATGAGAATGGATGTTGTTGCAAATGGTGTTATAACATTAGATGAAAATGGATTATCAGCATCAATAGATTATGGAATTCCTACAGACCATAAAGCAACAAATGTAGATTGGTCATCATCTACAGCTAATCCAATTAATGATATGATTACATGGGCTAATAAGTTAGATCAAATGCCAGGAAGAGTAATTACTTCAAAGACTATTCTTGCAAAAATATTAGCAAACAAAAATGTAACAAATGCTTTATTTGGTAAAGATACAACAAGAATAGCAAGTGTTGGAGAATTAAATACTTATTTAGAGTCTTTAGGATTACCAAAAATTTATACTTATGATAAAAAATACAGAAAATTAAATGCTGATGGAACATATACAAAGAATAGATATTTCCCAGAGGATAAATTTGTTATGCTTCCTAGTGAAACATTAGGAGAAACTGTCTATGGACCAACTGCAGAAGAAATCAGATTACAAAGAGATCCTTCTGTAGATGTAAGAACAGTTGGAAAAATATTTGCTTGTATGTATGAAGAAGGAAAAGATCCAGTTTCTACATGGGAAAAAGCAGTTGCAACAGCATTACCTGCATTAAGTTGTGCTGAAGATATATTCCAAGCAAAAATAAATATTGGGTAAGGGTAAATCCTTACTCAATTTTAATTAATTAGGAGGTAACCAAAAATGTTTAGAGTTAGAGTAAAAGGCGAAGGTGTAAAACTTGCAAATAAATGGTGTTTCATTAATGAAGAAGCAACTATCGATTTAGAGGAATACGAGAGAAACAAAGAATATGTTGATATTATCGAAGAAATTGAAGAAGCAAAAACAGATCTAGAAGTTCCAACATCTAATGAAGAAGCAAGTACAGGAGAAAGCCAAAATCCAGAAGGAAAACAAGAAATTTCGAATAATGATGATAGCGATACAAATATCGGTAGCATTGAGGGAAAAGATAATCCAGAAGGAGACAATGAAGAAGAAACTGGAGGAAATAATGAAAGTGAAGATGAAGAATTAGAAGCACTAAAAGAAAGAGCAAAAGAATTAGGAATAAAAAATACTCATAATATGAAAAAAGAAACACTAATTGCTAAAATTCAAGAAACAGAAGAAGCAAGTACAGGAGAAAGCCAAAATCCAGAAGGAGAGTAGGTGATTAAATATGTTAGAAGAAATATATAATAAAACTAATATAGATATGACAGCATTTATAAAAAGACTAGAAATAGAACTATCTATTAATGGGATAAAAGATGAAGAAAAAAAGAAAATGGCAAGTGCACAATTAGTATGTTCTATTTATGATACTATGATTATTATTTTAGGAAAAACCCATCAAGAGAAGATATTAAATGAATTATATACAACATGGCTTAGAATGACTAAAGATTATTGGTATTTAAATAAATATGATAAGTTATTTGTAAAAAATATTGATATAAACTCTGATGAGAATTCTAATGTAAAAATAAAAAGTATTCAAATAGGAGATACTACAACAACATTTGCTGATACATCCTCACAAATTGAAATAAATGGAACAACATATAATACTGGTACAGTTGACTTTGATGAAGATATTTTAGTAGAAAAATATAAAAAGGCTTTATATGAAAATCGAAGGATGAGGTGGTAATATGAATCCATATATAATAGTTGCTAGAAAAACAATTGAAAGTCAATACGATGCTAAATGTGATGTAGTTGAAAAAAGACCAAAAGAAGTAAATAATATAACAAAAAATATAGAAGAAACAGTATTAATAGATAAAGATTGTAGAGTTTCTTTTGAAGATATATATGTAAATACAGAAACAGATACTGAAGCAAAGAAAATACAAAAAATAAAATTATTTATTGCACCAGAATTAGATATAAAACCAGGAAGCAAGATAGTAGTAACACGAAAAGGTAGAACTACAGAATATAAGAATAGTGGAGAGCCAGCAATCTATGACACTCATCAAGAAATAATACTAGAATTATGGAAAGGATGGGCATAAATGGCAAAATGGGGAGAATGTGATTTTAGTGAATTTGAAGAACTTGAAAGAAAATTTGAAAAATTGGCCAAAACAGATATTGAAAAATTTTGTCAAGATGTAGCAAGAGAACTTGCTGCAAGACTATTAGCAAAAGTAATTCCAAGAACTCCAGTAGGAGAAGGAACTTTTGAAACAATAGAAGGTAAAAGATATACAATAAAAAGTGGAGGAACACTAAGAAGAGGTTGGACAGCAAATACAGAATCTGAAGCAGAAGGTGGAAGCGTCCCAGATGCAACTGCATATGCTAATTCATTAAAGATTCTTAAATTTGGTAATAACTATATAATAGTAGTAGAAAACCCAGTAAAATATGCTTCCTATGTAGAATATGGACATAGACAAGAACTAGGTAGATATGTACCTGCATTAGGAAAACGATTAAAGGCAAGTTGGGTTGAAGGAAAATATATGTTAACAATCTCAGAAAAAGAACTTGAATCACAACTTCCAGCTTTACTAGAAAGAAAAATGAAAAATTATATTGAGGAGTGTTTTAATAATGGTTAAAAGTGTAGTAAATGAAATAGTACTTGGTATTGCTGCAAAAGTAAAAGCAATATATAAAGATAAAGGAGATTATCCAATTTATACTGATAATGAGGAACAAGGATTAGAAAAGCCTTGTTTCTTTATTAAGGTAATAGACGGAAACGAAAGTCGAGAAATTGGACTTGAAAATAAATTCTACAAAGATTTGTTGAACATAGTAATAATAGGATATACCTTAGATGGAAATACTGAAATATTGAACGATATGATAGATAATCTATATGAATTAGAATATATAGAATTATCAGATAAAAGTTTAATAAGAGCCATAAAATTACATCACAAAGTTGAAGATGGTGTTTTACATTTCTTTATAGATTACAATTTATCTATAAAGAAAGATGATGATGCAACCATAAAAATGAATGATTATAATTTAAGTGGGGAGGTAAAAAAAGATGAAAACATCTAAAAAGGAAAATAAAATTACTGAAGAAAAATATACTAAAAATCAAATTATTAAATCTAAAACTTTTATTGATAATAAAGATTTATTAAATGCAATATTAAAAGAAGATAAAAGTTATAGTAAACAAGAAATTAATAAAATAATTGAAAATTATAAGAAAGGAAAGGTGAACTAATATGGCATTAGGTGGAGGAACATTTATAAGTCAAAATAAAAAATTACCTGGTACATATATTAATTTTGCATCTGCACAAAGTGCTTCTTCTTCAATGGGAGAAAGAGGAATTGCTGCAATGGCAATTGAAATGGATTGGGGAAAAGATGGAGAGATAATTGAAGTTACATCTGAAAACTTTGCAAAAAATTCTTTAAAAATATTTGGATATGATTATGCAAATGAAAAATTAAAAGGATTAAGAGATTTATATAAAAATATAAAGAAAGCATATTTTTATAGATTAAATTCTGGAAATAAAGCTACAAATGATTTAGCAACAGCAAAATGTAGTGGAACAAGAGGAAACGATTTAAAAATAGTTATTGCGAAAAATATAGATGATGAGACTAAATATGATGTTAGTACATATTTAGGAACAAAAGAAGTTGACCTACAAACAATAAAAACAGTAAATGAATTAGTTGATAATGATTATGTAACATTTAATATGACTACAATAGCAGTTACAGCAGGAAAAGCACTAACTGGAGGAACAAATGGAGATGTAAGTGGAGAGGCTCATCAAAAATTCTTAGATAAATTAGAATCATATCAAGTAAATGCTGTAGGATGTACAGCAAAAGATGAATCTACGTCTAATTTATATGTTCAATATGTTAAAAGATTAAGAGAAGAGCAAGGAATAAAATTTCAAGTTGTATTATTTAATAATACTGCAAACTATGAGGGTGTAGTTAATGTTAAAAATACAACAGTAGAAGATGATTCCGCACTTGTTTATTGGGTAACTGGTGTAATTGCAGGTTGCGAAATAAATAAATCAAATACAAATAAAACATATGATGGAGAATATACAATAAATGCTGATTATACTCAAGCACAACTAGAAGCTTCAATTGATAATGGAGAATTTGTACTTCATAAAGTTGGAGATGAAATTAGAGTTTTAGTAGATATTAATAGTTTAGTAGATACTACAAGCGAAAAAGGAGAAGAATTTAAATCTAATCAAACAATAAGAGTATTAGATCAAATTGCTTCAGATGTTGCTAGTGTATTTAACTCTAAATATCTTGGAAAAATAGCAAATAATGAGGCTGGAAGAACTTCACTTTGGAGTGATATTGTTACATTATTTAAAGACTACCAAACACTTCAAGCAATAGAAAATTTTGAAGATTCTGATGTAAGTGTACAAATAGGAAATGATAAAAAATCAGTAACTATTGATACATCTGTTCAAGTAATCAATGCAATGGAAAAATTGTATATGACAGTAGTAGTTGAATAAAAGGGAACAAATAAAATTGTTCTCTTATTTTTTATATAAGGAGGAATTAAAAATGGCTAATATAACAATGAATGCAAAAGATGCTATAAGTGCAAAACTAGCAGAATGCTATGTTACTATTGAAAATAGAAGATACTTACTAATGCAAGGTAAAGATTTTGAAGCAAAGTTTGAAAAGACAAAGAAAGAAATTAATATTCTTGGAAAAACCGGTAGTGGTAATAAATCAACAGGTTGGAAAGGAACAGGAAAAATTACTATATATAAAAACACTTCAATATTTGATGAACTTATGGAAAGATATAAAAATACTGGAGAGGATGTCTATTTTGACATTCAGGTAACCAATGATGATCCAACATCTGCAGCAGGTATTTGTACTATGGTATTTAAAGGATGCAATGTAGATGGTGGAGTTTTAGC